GCGTGCTCCGCTGGATCGTCACGCCGGCCGTCGTGCCAGTCCAGCCATCCACCGCCAGGCGTACCGCTCGAGCAATTGACTTCACGCTCGTATATGACGTGCCGTAGGTGGTCAGCTGCAGCGTCACGACGGGATTGCCGACGTTGCCAGCGAGCGACTGGGGACGCTCCACCGCAGTCCGTTGATACACAACCAGCGGCAGCGGCGCGCCCTGCGGGGCAATTAGCGGGTACACGCGAGTGCTGATGAGCGAAGAGACGGCCGTGCGGCTCGTCAGGCGTGCGTACAGAAATGCTTCTGGGGCTTCGGGAAGGCTCATGAGTCACGCTTCTCTGTGCAGATGATTTCCTGATAATCCAACCGGTCCTGCTCTAGCACTTGGCCGATCTCTAGCGTGCGGCTGCGGTATTGAATCCGCATGGCAGACGTGAGCCCGTTGAGATAGCGGATCTTTATGCGGTGCGTCATAAATCCAACCGTCTCGGCAAAGCGTTCCGTTTCGCGGGCAGACAGCGAATCAACCGAAGCCCACACAGTGGCAAACGTGGTCCACGCCAGCGTTGGCTCACCCACCGCGTTTCTAGTGGTGGTGGCCTGCTCAATCGTTATGCGTGTCCACATGTCGCCGGCGCGGAGGGTCATCGGTAGCTACCCCATCGCAGCGTGTCGAGCATCGCCTTGACGCCAAACGGCACCTCAGAAAGCGCTGTCTCGGCGGACGCATCGCGGTTGCTCCACAGGTGACCCACAACCATTTTGATGGCAGACTTCACGGCGGCCATGTTCAGCGTGCCAGACCTGTTGGTGTCCATTGCGTCAGTCCAGTAGCCAGTTGGCCCTGCCCACCACGTCACCTCGACGGCGTTCTGATCCATGAGGTGCGATGGCCACGTTCCGCCGTACAGTGGGCGAGCAACGGCAGGCGTAGAGTCGTAATCTGCTCGGTACAGCGACGATGAAAGCGTGGTGAGCGACGAGCCTGCAGTGGGCTTGTACCTGATAACCACAGGGGCGGACACAATCCCCGCATTTGGGTCTACATAGGTGGGTGATGCCGGCGGGCGTGGTAGCTCAATGTCCAGCTGGGGCAGCGTGCCCTGGCGGCCTTCAATGTTGTTCCCGTCGGCCTTGAGCCCAAACTGCACCGGCGAGCCCACGGATCCGTAAAACGAGTCCAGCAGCATGGTGTACTTCGACACAACGAAAGTGCGGTCGCAGTAGTCCTCTGCCCATTTGCGTGCTGTCGTAATCAGGGCACTGATCAGATCGTCATCATCGGAGTTGTCGATGCGTACGTGCAGTTTTGCCTCTGCCGTTGTTACCGGCTCTGCACCTTGCTCGTAGCGTACTAGGCTGCGGTATCTCATCGGCGCTTTCTCCTGCGCGGTGCGTCTGCGGTTTCCACGTCGCGGCGCTCAACGGCCGCCACCTCGAGCAGGGGCTGCTCCTCGACGTGATTGACGGCGTAGCCATGCAGCACAAGGCTCTTGGCTGGCCCCCTGTCCATCACGATCACGTCACCGCGTCTGTACGCTTGGTAGGGCCGAACGAAACGGATACGGGATTGGTCATCTCTCATGCGTTCATCTCCCCGTGTTCAATGCTGCCCCACGCCTCGGGCGGCCTGCGGCCACCCTTGTTCCAGTAGTCGCTGGGGCTCTGGTAGACGGGTTTGAGATCCCGGCCCGGCCAAGTGAACTTGAGTTCCGCGTGGCCAATGGCCACCTGCGGGGCAATGCCAAGTGTGTTGCCGGCGGCCTTAAACTGCGCCCAGAAGTGAATGTCTGGGTCGCGCCTTGAAACCTCACCCGGCGGCGCATCACCCCAATGCCCATCAGGACGTGGAGTGCCAAGAAACCACGGAGTGGGGGTCCGCTTGAGTGCTGACGAGCGAATGAGCGTGCAGCCAAAGTGGGCAGTTTCGACGGGCTGAATCACCGCCTCAAACCATGCGTTAGGCAGCTGCACCGTGCCAATGGTGCCGTCGTGGCCCTCGGGCGTGAACATGGGCACGCCCTCGTCACGCTTCGTCTGCAGCGGGGCCACAGCGTCGTACCCGCTGATCAGCGCCGCCGTCATCAGCCGTTGAATGGTGTCGGCCTCGTACACGCTGTCGAAATCGACAACTAGAACCCAGTCAGTCCGTTCAATCATGTCCAGCAGGACACGATCTAGGCACTGTTCCCAGAATGCACCCGTGAACTTGGTAGGGCGAATGTTCAGCGGCAGCAGGCTCTGCATCGTGCAGAAGAAGTTGTCTTGAAAGCCCAAGCGGGGCACAGAGAACGCCGCTTCGACTCGCAGATCGTGCTCGATGTTGCCTACGCGAAACTTCACGAGTGCTCCTTGGTAAACGCCAAACGGGCGGCCGGGCGAACCCAGCCGCCCGCTCTTGGGCGTTTTACTATGCGTGTCCAGCGTCAGAGGCTGGCGTAGTTGTTCACGCCAGCCGTGGTGGCATCGGTCGAGAACGATTCGGCCTTGCTGAGCCGGGCATTGGTGACAACTGCCACCGTGTTGCCGGGGCTCGTCACCACCGTCAGGTACCGCTTGCGGCCACGCAGGTCGATGTTGAACCGAGCCACCGCACCGACAACTGCGCCGGTCGTGGAACCAGCACCAGCCGTCACCGAGAGGCCGCTGATGTCCGCCTGGCCGGAGCCGCTAGCGTCCGACTCCTGCACCTTCAGCACGCTGGCGTACGCCGAGGTGGCCGCCGTGAACGGCGAGAACACCACATCAATGGCCGCATACTTGAAACCGAGCGTGTCGATCTCGTGCGAGTGCGTGGCCGAAGCCGCAACGCTCGCCGCAGCCTTCGTCACGCTCTTATTGCCGCTGGCATGGTTCATGGTTCAAAGTTCTCCTGGGAAGGGTGAGTCAGGTTCAGGCAAGCTTAAGAGCCACGACCGGGCCAGCTTCGGTGGTTGAGCCGAGCGAGTGGCATACGATATCGAGCCTTTGAACAGCCCTGAATGCGGTAGCATCCTGTTCGAAGTAGCGCTGGTCGCTGGACGCAATCTGCATGTCGGACTTGACCGCCATGATTCCAGCCAGCGACAGGTCGCCAACGTAGGCAGCGATGGTTCCAGTGGTGGGGGCAGCCGTCATCTTGAGCACCCAGACCACAGGCAGGCCAAGGAACGTGTTGGGCGTGCCCTGGGCGAGGTTCGCAGCCGTGTTGCCGCCCGACAGGGCACCGATGGTGCCGCTGCCAGCCGTGCCGCTCGACAGCATCATCCGCTGCACGCTGTTGTGATACACGCTGGGGTGCATGTACCACGCCGAGGTGCCGATGGCGTAGCGGGGAAGCTTCGCCAGAGCACCGAGGTAGTCGTCAATGTCCAGGGCCGCAATCGACGTGTTGCCGGTGGCTGCCGTTGCAATCGACGCGGTGTGCGTGCCGTCATCAATCTGCACGAGGCCACGGATGCCGCCGTAGGTGCTGGTGCCGGTGCCGTTGAACGCGGCATCGTCAATCGCACCCGACAGCGAGGTGGCGTATTCCTGGGCAAGCCACGACGCAACCGAAATCGCGTTGTCGGCTAGGAGCTCGTTGCTCACCTTCGTGGCACACGCCAGCTTCTTGGCAACCAGCTGCACCATCGTCGCGGTCGGGTCGCTCGTCGTGATGGTGCTATTTTCTCCCAACCAATACGAGGTCACGCCCGTCAATCTGCGCGGGACGAGAAGGGTATCGCTCGACATGGTGACGTTCTGGAAAACATTCATTGCCACGCCGAAGCGCTCAACCAACCTCACGATCGTATTGCTGAAATCCTCAAACACGAGGGCACCGCCGAGGCTGTTCACCTGGCCGCCCATGTCGCGGTACTCAGCGCCGAGGTGGTCCGAGCACCACTGCCGGGCGTTCCGGTCACCGAAGTGAGCCTTCAGCCACTGGCCGCAGCGGTGGGCCATTTCGGGCGACTCAAAGATGCCGGGCTTGTAGCCACGGGTCGAAATGGGCTCGATGCGGGTCTTCACGTCGGTTGTCTCCACGGGTGCAGCGCGGTGCAGAACCTTGAGCAGTTCAGCCTTGCGGGCCTCAGCGGCCTCGCTCTTGGCAATGGCGGCCTTGATCCGCTCAGCCTTGGCCAGCAGTGCGTCGTACTTGGCCTGGCGGGCCTCGACGGCCTCGACGGCGGATCGCTCGCCCTCAACGGGCATGCCATCGGCGTTCTCTACAGCCTCGTCAGCAGCAACCTCTTCATCGAGCATGCCGAGCTCAGCGAGAGTGGCGGCGAGTTCGTCGAGAAGTTCTTTGACCTTGCTGGCGGCCATGTGTGTGGCTCCTGTGTGCGGTAGGTGGTGACCTATTCGCACGGTAGAGCCTTGGCTGGCACTCCTTGCAGAATGCGTGCTGCGAGTAGTTACCTAGTTAGGTAACGAGCGCCGGCGAATCTCGCACGACTTCACGCACTGCTTCGCAGTGTGCCGGCAGTTCGGGCACCGCAGATATCGCGTGCAGACGTTCGCCTTTTCCACAGACGCATACACGCCAAGACGTGCAGAGCGGCAGTGGCCGCAAACATCACCCGACTTTGTGGCCATGCTGCCTCAAAAACCTACGAATCGCCTTCTCAGACTTCGCATCCCGTCGAAGTTCCGGCAGCTTCAGCGCCGGTCGGTGCGATTGTAGAAACCGCTCATAGCTGCGAACCGCCACGCCCGTAGTGGCCTGCTCATACGCTGGCGTCAGGACTGGGCTAACGTCATAGACGCCCTCCACGGAAATCACGCTACGCAGGGCCGTGCCATCTTCGTCCTTGTCCCACGACTCCTCGCCAATGACGAATGCGAATGAACTTCCCCACACGTCACCTCGAGCGATCAGCGTGGAAAGATCCCGGCCCAACTGCGTGTCTGGCACCTCGACGCTGTACCGCATGCCCTCGTCATCGGTGTCCACCGTCAACGTGCCGCTGCGTGTTGAGCCCAGCACGTAGTTGGGGTCATGATTCCACAGGGCCACGACCGGGTGCGACTGCTCTTTGAGAGCGCGGGTAAACGCCCCCGGCATGATCTGCTCGCGGAACGTGCCCAGCATCGTGCTGCGGACGTTGTACTTGGCCGCATAGCCACCGATATACGCCTTGCCGGCTTCTCGGGTTTCCATCGTCAGCGGCAGGGCAACGCAGCGGCGTTCAATGTTGTCCATGTGGCTCACTTCTTTTTGCGTGGTTTGCGAGAGCGTGGCATCGGGCCAGCGGGCTTGACGGCCTCCTCTGCCGGCGTCGTGCCGTTCAACAGATCGTCCGTGTACGACTGGGGCAGGTTGTCGGCCGGGGCAGACTCGCCAGCATTACCAACGCTGGCATCGGCCGCGATGCCCTGCATTGTGGTCAAGTTCATCTGCATGTACCGCTGATCGCCCTCTGGGCCAATCGGGTTCATGTTCAGAACCTCGCGGCACTCGTTGACGCTGTAGATGCCGGTTGTGAGCATCGTTTGCAGCCATGCGCCTTGGGCGGCTAGGTCGCCACGCAACAGGCCACGGGTATCAAACTCTGCGAAGTAAATCTCGTCCTGCGTCACCAAGTCGCGGGTGATCGCGGATTCCCAACGGCGGAACCACGGCAACAACGTCTGCTGCACCAAGTCGATGGCGGCCTGCTCCTGGCTCGCATAGCCAACCTTGGTCTTGTCCTGCACATACGACGGGTCAACGCGGTACGCACGGCATATCTCAACCGTCTGATACGCCCGCGTCTCAAGAAACTGGCTTGCCTCGTTGCTTGCTTGCACGTCCTTCCAGTGAACTCCCTGCGGCAGCACTGCCGTTCTATGAGCCCGGTCAGCGCCCCTGTGAATTCTCTCAAACTGCTCACGCAGCCGCTCGGCAGTTTCAACCGTGATCGGGTTGTCGCTTTCCATCAGCCCCGACAGCCGGCAGGCGTTGCCGA